GTTTTATCCATTGATATATATAAGATCATTTGTTGAATGAGAGGTGTACGATGCTCCCGCTTCCGCGGGAACATACGTAGGCATCAAGACTACATCACTTATATAGTGATCTACAATCCCGCACAAATGAAGGAAACCAAACGGTAAAAACCTCCATGCGGTACCATTTATTTTCAAAGTATGGTGAACTTGGGCACTGAATATGGCACAGTACAATTCCTCTATTTAACCATAGTTGGTGTGACACTATCTTGCTACTAACATTTCTGAATCGTGTCACTAGATTCAGTCAATAAAACGGACTTACGCTATGCAAGTGATGAGCTAGTAGCACTACATCACGGCAGCCGGTCGGGATCTCTCAAGAAATCGACACACATAGAATAGGAATACAAACAAAAAGACCACATTGAAAGTCATCAGAAGCTGCACGCCACATAGAACCGGCGAATGGTGAAGCGCCAATGGTATCCCAAAACATTAAGAGAAGAGTATCCTTCTCGTCCAATGTGTCGCTACTGGCAAAAGATATGTCAGTTTCGCGATATCTGCCTGGTTGATAGGCAGGTACACGATACGAGAAACCGCAAGAGTCGCCAGGCGTAGAAGCTACTGAAGCGGCTCCATACACGCTAAGATTGGTAATCAAACCGCCCGTGAGACCGTTGTCGCCTATAAGCGCATTAGCGCCGGCATGTGGCGAACCTACCAAACCATTCACTAACCAGCCGATCTGCTGGTTAGCAGGAGCATCCGTGAGCATTCGATATCGAATGCCTCCTCTCCAAAAAGCGTACAAGCTCGTAATAAGAGATATATTGTCACAGGAGAGCGCCCCAAGTGTCAAAGCGGTCACTGAATTAATTCTCCGAACGCCACCCAGACTATAGGGGTACACGAAACCTGACGTTGCCGTAGGTTGAGAAGTGTTGCGAACGCAGACTCTAGAGTGTCTCTTAACGAGTTGGGAGAAACTCACAAATAGCTCGCCCATGGTTATCTCAGATTCATTATCATCTTGGGGGTCGCTTACCCCTCCAATGGTGGCACACCTTAACTCAGTCGACTCCTCAACTGTGGCATCCATCTGGGGCCTATAAGGAATCAGCTTGGTTGGATTTGGTAGACTAAACTCAAGGTCTAGACCACCACGAACTTCAATACAAATATCGACCGTAGAATCAACTGTACTCGCCGCTCTGAGACTATTTACAACCGTGACTTTAAAATATCCACTAATTTGTTCAGATGCAGACCATTGTCGCATTACCATATATGGCAAAGTGAAACAAAAAGTGTCTCCATGTCTTATATCGATGATCTCACGCATGAGATATTCATAATTACTGGTTAAAGGATCGGTGTATCCTGGCGCCCAAGCGACTTGAAGCCTGCCACTATGGTAATCAGTTTTCGCAATGCGTAATCGCACTTCAACTGAACCACGCCAATACCGAGATAACGAAGATAAAAAGGAGATCGGCGTATGCGCCACCCAATTTATGGAGTTACCTAGCGTGGTATCTGTACCTGTGTATTGAAAAAGAAGTGGCCTTACAGCCAGAGTATTTAAAATACCAGCAGAAGATGTAGACCACTGCAGTGTTTGAAAATGAGACCATTGTCTCTTTATAAAATTGATACTCATTTCATCTTCAGATGAGTAACCAATATCAGCAATGGGTGAGATCGAAGGCTCAACAATAAGCCCAAGGGGCACACTTGCGTCGGATCCATCCACATTGTGGTCGTAAGCATGCAGGTTCATTGCCATGCGTGAAACTCCAGACACTACTGGAGGTTTCGACCATCCATAAGAACTAGCTAATCCTTGAGCCAGATCTGAAAACCATTTAGTGTGTCCCATAATGGACGAAAGCATTGGTATTGAACCTAAACCAGAGGCAATGGAGGACACACCACCAAAAACTTTCGAAACTGGTCCTGTCTCTTTTTCCGGCTCTGATATCTTACGGAGCATTTTTATGCCCGCTCGCGATCCAGAGGATGGACCCCACGCAGATTGTGGTAAAGTAGGGGTACACAACTCTACGTCCTCCCAATTCACCCAGACACTATAATCAACTGACTGTGATGACGTGGCCGCGGTACGCATGGGTGAATACACTTTCAAATATACAGTGCCCCAATCAAACTGATTGACGCTCGAAGTTAGATCATAGAAGTACCAAGGTCCACGATATGGAACTTTGATGATAGCTTCCGTCTGTCTTAGCGAAAATATAGCACCAGGCATTTGAGAGAATTGCGCGATATTTTGCGTACGTGACGCCTGTATGGCGTTAGCAGAATTCCCTGGCGAAACTTTAAGCATAAGTAAACCAGCATGGAAGGGCATCGCATTCAATTCCACGCGTATGACGCATGTGGCACGGATTCCATGATGCCCGTTCCATTTATTTTTCCACATCGTATTGGCTAAAAAAGCTGCAATGGATGAAGAATAGAGTGTATCGTTGGCCACATTAGACGTACTAAAAGTGCCAAACGAAACACTTATTGGCTTCGCCATAAAATCTCTTATCGACTCCGTAATGACATTACTATTCTTGATTAATGTACGTGGAATAACTACGTTCTCCGAAGGCTGGACAATAACCTTCTCCGCATCGCCAGTAAAAACAAGTGTCCCGGATGCACTGGCTATAGCACCTGGGTCCATATTAATATTATTTTGATCAGCAAGTCTAATTACGATCGCTTGGCGACTTAACCAAGTGAAAGTTGATCGGGTGCTCTGATTGTGGGTGATTATCCCCCCCCACCTGAGCGGTAATCCTAAAAAGGAAAGGGGTTTAGCTATGACTTACGCAAGGAAGAGAAATGAGATACCGATACTTAAATATTCCCCACCAGGATCGAAAAGCCACTAAATAATGTGGTTCGCTACACCACATAGCCTTATTTTACGGAGTGATGGCCAATCACTCCAACCTATATTAGGCATATGCCACTTCCCTTAAGGTTTTGCTCCGTAGAAGAGCATAATCCCTTAAAGGAGGGGCAAAATCTATCCGCATAATGGATGATTTAAGCACATCATTAGCATAAATATTCCAAACACTTTTAGGATGTAAAGACAATTCTTTCAAGAATTGTTCAACTCGGTAACGTGATACTTCAATCACTTTCTTAGCGTCTGTCCACTTGGGTATTTCAAGTAGGCTTTTTAAATCCAAAGGAGCTACCCATACCCTTTCCACGTCATCCCAATGGAAAGACCGCTTCAGGAAAGTAACATTAGCGAGATTACGATGCTCGAAAAAGCAGTCGTCTTTAACCTCAGATGTATACTCAAAACCAAACGACCGGAAAGACTCGGTAAGACTCCCCTGATCGATGAACTTGAGCGATTCACACACGCTAATGAGATTGTCGTCACCATAGGCTATTACGCGCACATGATCTTCAAAATACTTCATATTGTCAACATAATAATCTCTACTTGGCAGAAAATTATCACTACCTAGCGACTTGCGCTGCATAATAAGAAGCGCAGCGTATCTTATGATGACATTGTTACAATACGTATTGAGAAAAGTAGTAAGAAAACAACCACTTGGCATCGAAGAGGTCCATTCATACACACTCTTATCCACAATATGCTTCGAGTTAACGATATCCTCGAACAACACTTCTCTTACACGCTTGGATTTGAGATATTCGACCTTGGACACAGAATCACTAGTTGAATAGTAATCCTCAACGGCGCGCAAGAAAGTGTTCTGAACGGCACGATTTAAACTGCCATCATATGCCTTAAAATCGCCTGCGATCAGATTACAAATCTTTTCATCGGCATTGAGGTATTTTGCTAATCTGCCCCAATCATCTCCGTAAACATTGACTCCAACAGCCGAGCCATTACGGATATTATTGCGAGTATACCATCTAACAAAGTCCATGAAATACATACGCGAGCAAATTAAATAGTCAACAGGACAACCTGATACTAAGCGCGTCTTGCCAGTGGCAATTTTATCAAGTGATCTAACTTCATCTTTGAGAAAGTCAGCGTATACATGTTTCATACGCACTCCTTTCTCTGCATTAACTATGATTAAGTTGACCCTTTTCAACACCTCATGGGCATACTTTGATGTAAATGTATAGTCGCCTTCGCTTCCAAACATATGTGTCTTCCCTTTAGCACCTTTAGGTACTCCGAGACACCATGG